GGGGTATCCTTTTGTCCCCAGGGGAATACATACTTAACAAAGTTTACTGGATTGTCTTTGATTGGCCCTGACCATAGCTCGGTCATTAATTCTCGTTCTTGTTTTATTCCATATTTCATATTAAAAAAAATTAAAAAATTTTAGTTCATTAGTTCTGTATAAGAATCACCCTGGGAACAAAAAAGGGGGGGGCAAATCTTGCTAAAGCTCGCATTTAGTCTTGCGCGCCTGCGTTCGCGCTCGCACGCTCTGGTAGCAGCTCGCTCTTGCCCGAGTCTCCTGGCTTATGGTCAATCACGCGCGCCCGCGCCTGCGTGAGTACGTCGCCCAGGTTGAGGTTATGTTCTACTGTTTGCTTGTCCGCCCAGGTTTCACGGTCAGCTGATTTGAGGTAGAGCTGGATGCTGTTGAAGTCACCATCCTGGATCTTCTCCATGAGCTTTGAGGTTGCGAGCTGAAGTCCCTTCGCCTTGCCAGCGTCCAATCTCTCCTTTAATTCCGAATTTTTTTTGTTTCTATGTTTGTTAAATGTATCCCAACCTATCCCTAAACTCCTGCAAATATCCATAATTCCCATGTTAAGAGAGGCGAGATATTCAACACGATCATAGTCAATTACTATAGGTTTTCTTCCTCGTTTTTTTGGCATTTTCTCAGTCATAATCCGATTAATTATAGCTTAAATACAAGATTGTTAGCTATTTATTACTATTAATTAAAGTATGAGTGTTGACAATAGAGTAGTATAGTGTAATATATAAATGTGGTTGTTAATTTAAAAGGAGGAAATAATGGCTTACATTAACGCGGAAGAAGTAAAGGCAATAAGGAACGCCTTAAAGAAAAAGTTTCCAGATTATAAATTCAGTGTGACAAAAGATAGCGGAGGACTTGCCGTCAATGTTGCAATCATGGAAGGCCCAGCTTTCAAAGATGAGGAGGACACATATAACGTGTATGAAGATAAATACACTCCTTTAGATCTTAATACTGGACATCATCAAATAAACCATGTCTGGTGCAAAGATCATTATCCAAATAATGGTGAGTTCTTTGAAGAGATAACCAAGATAATCAAAACTGCTCCTTTTGAGGCGGGAGTTGGTGATCTTTGGTTTGATGAGAGTGACGCCATGATTGATTACTTTCATACAGCTTACTACTTTCACATTGAGGTTGGTAAGTGGGACAAAGATTTCAAAATTAAGGAGGTAGCGTGATAAATATAAAAACCAGTGATGATGTAGTAAAAGACTTAATCCCTTATGTTATTAAGTTGGTAAAAGAAACAGCGTACGTTGATCCAAATGATCCAAGGGTAACTGATGCAGATGCTCTTGGAATAATTGTGGCCAAGTATTTGAAATGGGATGGTGGCGATATTATGGAGACAATGTTTTCAGCCCTGGAAGATGCAAACTTCCACGATCTTAATAATAAATTATTAAAAACATACGAAGATTGGGAAAATGAAGAAAATTATAAGGAGGTAATATAATGGAATATAAATTCTACATAACAGGCAGCCATGGATACCTGGTTGTCAAACACAAAGAACTAGAAGATCTAGGCATAGCAACCAAGATCAGCCCGTTCAGCTACAAGATGGGTGACAAGGTTTACCTGGAAGAAGACTGTGACGCTTATATGTTTATGAATACTTACAAAGAGGTCAAAGAAGATCCAATGGTTATTGACTGGATACACCAAGAAATACCAAAAGATAAAATGACCAGATACGTGGAGGGAATTGCATGAAGATATTTGTTGATATGGACGGAGTACTAGCTGACTTTGTCAAAGGAGTAGAAGGGCCAAAGTTTTTAAACGGCCCTTTAGATCCAAACATGTATGACTTTAGAAAAAAGGAACTAAGTGATAAAGGTTTGTTTTTAGAGTTACCAGTGTTACCAGGTACTCCAGCTTTAATTAAATACATCAAAGATACTGGCCTGTACTGGGAGATCCTAACAGCAACAGGTGATGTCAATAGAAAAAGAGTTGCAGCTGATAAAAACTTTTGGATTGGCAAACATATTGATCCAGGAGTGCTTGTAACATGCACTATCAAAGGCAAACATAAAGCAGCTTATGCCAGGGAGGATCACATATTAATTGATGATAGAGCGGATAACATTAACGCCTGGATACAAGCTGGTGGTATTGGGATCTTACATAAAGACGCCCAGGACACTATAAAAAAACTGAAATTAATAGTGTAATAGAGTAGACATGTGCGTTCATGATGCTATAATAATAGGGTAATGAGGTTGTTAAATAAGGAGGAAAAAATGACTGAAGTAACTAAGTTAGTTGACAAAAAAACAGGTGCGCCAATAAACATTGGTGATAAAAGAAAGTGTCACAATTATGATGGCTATGTAACCATTACTGGTTGGGATGCCTATGGTAGAAACAGAGTCTACTATACCTATGAAGACGGCTACGATGTCACAATGGAAGGTGGTAAGTATGCTGGAGTTGTTGGTGCTAAAATTATTTGGGAGGAGGTAGCGTAATGAGAGAGTATAAAGTTGTTTTTGGGAAAAACCCAATGAGACCAAGGGTTGTATATGTAAATGCAAACAATGCTGGTGAGGCTATAAAGTTTGTTATGGACACATACAACGTTTATAGAAACATGATACACATGACAACTTGGGTAAATACAAAGGAGGTAGCGTAATGACTAGAATAATGAAGGAAAAAACTTTAATAAACAAGATCAACAAGATCTATCCAAAAGCAAAGGCAACGCCATTGTGTGAATACTATGATGATCCAAACAAGGTTGGCATCTGGTTCAGAGGCAGTGAAGATAGCATGGCTATTGATGGCTTGCCTCTTTATGATATTTATGAGGAAGCTGGATACGAGATAGCCCCAGAGATATGCAACATTTTAGATAAGGCTGGATGGGAAGCTTGCCCTTATGATGGTGGAACTTTGATGGCTTACCCAGGATAGGAGGAGTTATGAACTTATTAAAAAAACTATTTAGAAAACCAGCCAGGCGTAAAGCTTGGCATGGTTCTTATTTAATTAATCATTTTTTAAAAAACTAGGAGGGAGTTATGGAGAAATTCGCAGATAAATTTTTAGAAGATCATTATACCTGGGAGGATCATATCCCTGGTATAGAAAAACCAGTATTGTGGAGATACAAAAACAAAGATAAATGTTTTTATCAGTGGCCTTTATGGAAAAGATCAGATTATGAGATCCTGGTGCAATTGACCAGGGAAGATAAAAAGATCGCCCTGGACTATCTAGATGAGCTGCACGCTCCGCTCAATGAAGAGACAAGGCAACATAACAACGAGAAGGCGAGGGCCAGGAGAGCTGCACAATGAGTAATACAATAGGAGTTATAATTGTAATGTCGTTTATGGTTTTCTGCCTTTATGGAACTTATCTTTTATTAACCAGGGAGGACGACAATGAAAATAGATAGAAGGAGAATACCAAAGCATTTAAGACATTTATCAAACGAGAAGATCTTATTATTAATAGAATTATTCAAGGGGAGACTATGACATTTGACCAGGCATACGCAAAATACAAAGCACACATGGTAGACAATGGAATTACAGGAGATTACACCTACGTTTCAAGAAAAACCTCTAAAACGAACACAGAGGGCGCGTGGTTGCTTAAAGATACAGACAAAGACAACATAGCCTATGTAGACAAACATGGCGTTACAAGGCTTTAGAATGAACACAGAAGAAATAATGAAACAAATGAGAGAAAAGTACGGCTTGAAAAACATTTCTGGCTGGAACAACGGCTTAACACCAGAGAAGCTATTAAAAATAGTATCTAAAGACGATAGATATAAGCTTTATACAGCTTTTAAAAAAGATAAAAGATATAATCACTTAATTAACGAGGAGTAAAATATGACGGGCAAGGGCAGTAGACCAAGACCAATACCAGATAGAGATAGATATGCAGCTGAGTTTGATAGGATCTTTGGCAAAAGAAAAACAAAAGACTATCAACGAGATAAAGAAGAAAAGCAAAAGAAAGGAAATGATAGAGGCACTTAAACTAATAATATTAACCATGGCACTAGCTACCATTACAGCTCTACTTG